CCAGTAAAAATCTATATTTAATTACTTTAGGTTCAATTATTTAGATAACTGACCAGCATAGTTTACAACCTTGCCAGTAATTCCATCAAGGTTCCAAGTAGCCATTTGACCCATTAAAGCAGTGTCTACATAGCAGCAGATGTTATTTGCTAACATAGCAACTACGCCAACTTTCTTATAAACATGCATTTCTCTACTTCTGTCATAACCGGTATATTCGTCAACGATAGTAGCACCTTCGAAAGCAATCTTAACTGGTTTGTTATCAGCACCAGTAGGAATAATCCAAGCATAACCAGGATCGATTACCTTAGTAGTGTTAGTTTCATCTTCGAATCCTTGTTCTAAGATTACAACTTTATGTCCCTTATAGTCAGCAAGACGTCCAGTTCTCCATAATTCATCCTTCATGGATTCTGTATATCTCCATGCTTCCTTAGGAATCATGTTTACAGCAAATTCATAAGTACAATAAATAGTAGGAACGCCATAAGCAGAAGCAATTACTAATAATCTATCAAATGATTTTTCATCAAAACCATTAGCAGCTACTCTATTTGCAGGAGGTAATTGATTTACAGATGCCTTTAATGCGTGAGCAACTTCCTTGCTTACTAATTCATCCATACCTTCCATTACAATATTAGTAACTTCAGCAAAATCTACTCTACCATCTAAGAATTCTTCGAAACCGATAGAAGCAGCACCACCAATAGCACTAGTTCTAACTTCGAAAGATTCTTCGTTCTTACTTAATTTGAATACTTCATAAATACCAGCTAATCCAACACGAGTGATGAACTGCTTAGCTCTCTTATTGGAACCTAATTTTCTTCTGAAAATTGGCTTGTCTCCCTGAGCAAAAACCTTAGTTTCTGCAAACTGGTCATATCTTTCAGAAACCTTTTTAGGGAATACTTCATCAATTGTTTCTTCAATAATTGAGAAGATTGTGTTCTTATTTTCTCTATATAAAGCATAAGTGCTTGCTAATTCATTAAATTCATTACGAAGAGTTTCATTTAATGCTTCGTAAGATAAGTTTTCACCATTATAGCTATAAGCAACAGGAGCAGAAGGATTAGCTTTTGCAACTTGCTTAGCTAAAGCAACTAAATTTTGTCTATCTAAAGCCATTTTCTTTTCTCCTTTCTTATGCAATTCTCATAATCTTAACGCCTTTTTGATGATCAGGCATTGTATAAACTTTAACTACTTGCCACTTCATGTCGCCTTCGCCTACTTCTAAAATACCAGTTGCACCAGGAGTAAGGATTTGACCTACTTCTAATGTCTCAGCATTAATAGTATTAGTAGTCATAATATCGCCAACATTAGTCTTGAATACTCTAGGAACCATAGTTGTTCCTTCTGGCATCATTTGTTCTTTTGTTAAGGATTCGATATGGAAAGGATCTTCATTATAATAAGGTTCGTACATATCTGGAGCAGCTGTTACATCATCAAATGCATAAGTGTTTTCTCCAAGAGTAATGGAATCATTACCATCAGCATCAACACCGTTATAGTAACGAGACTGCTTATCCCAATTAGTATCAGCAGCAACTGGGCTATAAACACGAGCTTGATAGTTATCCTTTAACATAGCAAATTCGCAATCCCATTGATGTTCTCTGTATAATTTAATTTCGTTGTATACAAGCATCCATTCGCCAGCGCCTTCAAAATTAACAACGCCATTAGCGTAGTCATATTTAACAAATTGACCCTGTTCTAATACTTCGATATCCTTAGCCGCAGGTAACTGAGCATAAATTTGACCAGTCTTTCTAGCGGATAAATGATTAGGTTCAACCTGACCAAAACCGAATTCAACATAAGATGCTTGACTCTTAATATGATTCTTTAAGAAATCAGTAAACATATTCAGTATATCCTCCTTGTATTATTATCACATATTTTTCGCAGTTTTAAGTGCGGCCTTAACCCAAGCTGGAACAGATTCATCTTGTGTATCTTCTAAATTGAAAGTTGTTGCTCCAGGCATATCGTCTTCTTCTTCTAAGTTAAAGCTTACTTTGTTGCGCACGCAAATAATAGAAAGTTTTGCTTCAATATCACCTAAAGAATAAGTATCAATATTAGCAATTACATCTGCTTTATCTTCATCAGTTAGCATATAGAAACTAGCAATCATTTCTTCTTTTTCTTTTCTTTCAGCCTGTTTCTTAAATTCAGCTAAAGGTTGAATTTCTTCTTCTAAAGCATTTTTTTCTTCTACTAAAGCGTTATATTTTTGTTCTAATTCAGAATATTGTGTCATTAAATCTTGATATTCTGGAATTTCATCTAAGCAATATTCCTTCTTATCTTCTTCTTTCTTGCAAGTACACTCATCTTTTGGCTTACCGCATTCAGGACACTTTTCTTCTTCCTTATTGTCTTCAGCAAATTCTGTTTCTTTGCCTTCTAAATTATCATCAATTTGTTGATTATCAACTTTTTCTAAATTGTCCACAAATTCTTGAATTTTTTCTAAAGAAAATTGAGGTTCTTCTTTTTCAGCATAATCAACTAATTTTTCTAATTTCGCAGGAATAAATCCTTCTTCTTCAGACATAGAGAAGTTTAAAGAATAATATTCTTCGCCGTTCTGTAGAACTGCAAATTTCTGTTCTTCATTTTCACAAAATTCTACAATGCGATATTCTGTGTCTGAATAAGTTTCTTTTAAATAGCTGTATAGAGCTGTCCATAGAGCATCGCCAATTTCAACAGCGTATCTATTAAACATTTTTGCTCCTCCTTCTTTTAAGAATTCTGTTAGTTCTTGCATCATGGAGAATAATTGTTGTTTGAAATCTTCCTTGAATGAGAACTAAACGTTTGTAATTTGAGAACCTTCAAAACAAGGTTCGAACTCTTCCCCTAAAATACATAATTTAGAGATAATAGCCTCATTTATAATAAAAAATTCCGGATATCCATTTTCATCTTTTGACCATTCAGCCTTAATTGTTTCTTCATCTAATTCCATAGATTGATTATTTCCGGAAGTTATTATTCTTTGACATTCTGGATATTGTCCTGTCCAAAGATAACCTTCAGTCATTAAATATTCATGTTCATTTTTTCCATCATCTAAAAATTTCTAAAACCAAACCTTAGCTCCTAAATCAACAAAACCATAAGGTCTAGTAGTATCTTCAATATTGAATTCACCATTAGAAATTGTAATCTGTCTATTATGTTCTTCAAAATCTTTTGCGTTCTTATTAAAGAATCCAACAATTGGACTTCCAGGTAATGAATTAGCCATTTCACGCGCAACATCTTTTGTAATAATACTGCGGTTACGATTTGGTTCATCACCAACATAACAAACTTTAATCTAGCATTTAGAAATCAATGGATTAAGAGGCTTAACATTTATAATTTCAATTGGGCTATCCAATTTAATACTCATATGTTTCATTCAATAATCCTCCCCATTAAGACATTGACTCTTTATTCTTTATTGTTTTTTCACTTTTCTAACTATCTTCCTTTTCAGGTCTACCACCCTTATCTCCAGAAGAAGCACCTGTTTTACTTTGACTTTTACTTGTGCTTGTCTAATCTTTTTTACCCAAAACATCTTCTCCATTTATAGTATTACTTGATAATGGAGGAATCATAATTTCGCTTAAATGTAAGAAATCATTTTCAAAAGTAATAGAATTCAAAATAAAACTTTGTGAATGTCCAAGAGCAATCTAAGGTAGCATTTTTGAATATCCAATTTGAGTTTGCTCTTTATATAATTTTGCTAATTCTTTATAATTATATTGCGTTGTTTCTAACATATATAATTTAAAATTATATTTTTTTCTATTTGTATTCTTTGATTGAATATGTCTATCAAAGAACATTGAAAATTGTAATAATAGATTGCGTCCTGATGATTCATCATTTAAAATAGATTTTTCAAGAGATAAATTTCCATCCGTATTAAATAAATTCTATGAAACACCAAGTGAATTATATACAGTTCGTTCTACTTTAGCTAAATCATCAGTAGTTGTAGTTGTATTTTTATCAGATAAATCAATCGACTCTACATCGGCAAATGTAGTTAAAATATCTACCCCAACCGCACGTTTTAACATTTGAACCGCATTATTATGAATATCTCTTGCTTCATCAATATCAAAAATTAAATCGCCATTCTTATCCATTGGAAGTTTTTGAATTAAAATCTTTAATAACTTCTACATTTGTTTTCTGCGGTCTAAATCTTGGGCCGCATCTAAATCAATGATAGAAGGAATTGCAGTAATGAATTGCGGCACATCGCTTCCATTAAAATTAAATTTCACAGAATTTTTAGGATCTAATAAATACCAACTACCACTATCTCCCTAAAAATCTGGTTCTAATTTTCTCTTTTGGTATAAAATATATCCCTTCTTAAATTCATCTGGGAATAAATTTAATACTTTCATACGATAATTAACATCTCTAAAAGTATCAAAAAATTTCATATTAAATTCAATTGCCGGCATGCCTTGAACAGAGTATCTTGAACGGCAATATTCAACAGGAAGTTGTTGTAAAATAATACCTTCTGTAGAAGGAACTACATAACCATAATAACAACCATTCTTTATTACTTCAAGAGCAATATCTCCGCAAATCTTTTTAAGATAAGAATTATCTAAATAATTTAATACTTTACAAAAATCTGTTAATACTTTTTCTTCTTTTACTTTATCATCATAAATCTCAGGAACTACATACCAATCATATCTATATAAAAAAGCAAAATAATTACATACTCTTTCATAAATACCACTTGTCTGATAATAAAAATTTGATATAGCGCGCAATGTTGGAATATCTTTTTCCATCAAAGCTCTTAACACTTCTTTTTTACTTCCAAATGGGTGTCTTAAACAATCCTATCTAGAAGAATTTAAGGAGCCTAACTCTAAAACTGCATCGTCTAAAACTTTAGGCCCCACCTTAATCTTTTTATAATCAGAAACTGTGGAATAATCTCGATATCCATTCATATCGAAACCTTTGGCATGAATTTGCTCATTACGAGATAATTCTTTTTCCAAAATTCCACCTCCTCTTAATATCCTGCTTTTTGCATTATATAATCGTAAGAAATAAGATTTTCTTCATTATATGGAATTTCAATTAATCTAAAATCATGCAAAGCACAAAATCTTCTCTTTTTGTTATCATTGTGCTACTATTGATAAAGACCTCGTTTACCACCAAATTTAGAACTAGCTTCATAATGCTATCTTCCTTGATATTCAATAATAAAATCAATATTACCATCATCATCAAAAACAACAAAATCAAAGCGAAGAGGTCTACCATTTTCACTTCTTAAATCTGGAAAAATATATTCCATCTAAAATCGTAATCCAGCTTCTGTTAAAATTTCTTCAATTTTAATTTCACCTCTACTGGCTCTCACAGTTTTCCTCCTCTCTAATTCTTTCTCTAATATTGGTTGAAGATAAATCGTGTTTCCTTGTATTATAAATAATATTTATATTTAAATCTTTACAAAGCTATTTACCAGTAAAATCACGATTAATATAATCAGCACCAACAAATCTAACATCTATAGGTAAACATTTTAATATTAATTCTAAATCTTTTTCCCCCATTAAAGGAAAAATTTCATCTACTGCTCTGTGAGTTCTTAATTGTAAATAACGTTCTAATAAAGATTCAATAGGCTTATTTTTAATTAATGGACGATCTATAGTAGGATCAGCAATTAATCCAACAATTAAATAATCACAATATTTTTTACATTCATCAAGCATCAAACAATGTCCTGCGTGTAAAAAATCTCCTACTACAGAAGTAAAACCAATTATTTTATTTTCTTTTTTTAACTGATTTAATTTATCTTCCATTTTTGTTCCTTTTCTAAATTATTTAACATCTGTAAAACAATTTTTCTTTCTTCTTCTTTTTTATATCTATATAATCTAATAATATACATATATTCTAAAATAACTACAATATCATAAATATTATTTATTTTTAAATAATTATCTAAAATATCTTTATATTCCTAACTTAATTTATTTTTACTAATATTAAAATTATATTCATAATTATCTAATGACATTCTTAATTTAGCAAAATCCATTAAATAAGAAGAAGCATTTATATTAAACTATGGATCTATAAAATATAATAAATTATTATTTTCTATTATATTGCTTAAAATAGTATCTCCATGAGAAAAAGAAGCATTTTTCTATAATAAATCTTCTTTTTCTTTTAATAAATTTTTACAATAATTAATTTTATCTTCAATTAAATTATCTATTAAATTTTTATCTAAAATATCAAAATGATATTTTAAATTAAAATTATCATATTTTTTATTTTTAAAATTTGAAATTGTTAAAATTAATGTTAATAATTTATCATTAGTAAAATTTTCATTTAATAACTATCCTTCTATATAATTATAATATATATTATTATCTCTTGTTGCTGAAATAAATTTTGGATAATTACACATATTTTCTGCCTATTGAATCCAATTTAAAAATTCTTCTAACTTATCTTTATTTTCTAATTGTTTTTTTACAATAGAACCCATTTTATAAATTTGTTGACCGCTACCACCCTTTAAAGGATAAAAACTTTCTTTTTTAAAGTTTTGTATATTCATAGCTTTATCATCAACATATAAATCTGCTAATGGTTTCCCAAAAATCAATTGATGATATTTTACTTTATATCTAGAAAGCCAATCTATTAATATATCTTGATTTTTTTCTTTTATTAAATCAAGATTTTCATTACAAGATAACATTCCTCTTGAAGTATATAAATAAATTTCAATACCCTCATTATATAAAGTATTTATTTTTTCAATTACTTCTAAATCTGGAATAGCATTAGCATAATCACCATTTCTACTCCTAGAAATTGTATCATCTATATCAAACACTATTCTCATTTAATTCTTCAACATCCAATCTTTAGCATTAAAACGTTTCTTTTTCTTCTTATTATCTTCTTCTTGTTTAATATAATAAAGTCCATATTCAAAAGCAGAAAATTTATCCTTTTTAATTCCTTTATTAGCCTGCTTTAAGATAATATTTACGCCTTCATTTTCTTCACGTAAATTCATCATCTCTTCTTTTAATATGGAAGTTAGAACAAATGGTTTTAAATAATCTGTCCTTTGTTCAGGTTTCATATTTTGACCTTTTGTTGTTCCTAATAATTTTACCTTAGCAACTCTTTCATCAATCAACATTTTTACCTTTCCAGAAGATAGTTGAGATTGCGCGTTCGCATGTGCTTCGGTATTAATAGGCGCATTAGCCTTAATTATATACATAGCATCTTGTTCGCAATTTGGTGTTCTATATTTTTTATATTCTGCGTCACCATCATTATACACACCAAAATCCGGAAAAGTATCCCCGGTATCTGGATCAATCTATGTTTTAACCATATAATCCACTAAACCAATACCAAGACCATTTCCGTCGATTACAAGTCTTTTTGCTTTATATTTGTAAAATAGTCGTTTTAATTCAATAGCCTAATCTTCAAAGTGTTCATTATTAATAGTATAAATATTAACTAAACTCTTAATAGAAGAACCTTGCGGCTAAGGTGTTACTTTAAATACACACACTACGGTGTCGCAGCCCTTACGGCCTACGTCCGCAGACAGTATATAAAAACTCGCTTTACTAGCTCTACCAGATGCTTCATATTCTGGTTGTTTTAATATTCTATTTCTATCAAACATTTCCGCATTAAAGAAGGCATCTTCAACGGAACCAGACCAAATACTTTCATATTCTCTATCAAATGAAGCTTCATTGAATGTTCCATCCATTTTTAAGTCTTGTACGAATGTCCTAGATTGAAGGCCAACTAATACTGGTATTCTCCAGGTCCCACCCATTACAAATGACTTTTCTGGTTTAACAATTTGCCAAATCAGCAATTGAATAAGTTTA